ACGAGAACATGAACTTTGTGGTGCCATCCCCGACCGGCACCTACACGAACTTCTGGGCCGACGTGCAGATTGACTTCGGCGAGCTGTCGCAGATCGGGATGTCGGCTGGCAATCGGTACGACCTCAAGGGCACTGCGCGTGTGTTCTTGCGATGCCAGCTCAACCGTGGCGACGCCTTCATTCTTGGCAAGTCGGCGACCCTGATGGGCCAGCTGCACAACGCGACCAACGGCATCGTGCGGCTCTTCGACGCCGTGCACTCGCCCGTGATGCGCGAGGAGCCGTGGTGGGTGGCCGAGGTCGCGGTGCCGTTCGAGTCGCGCCAGAACTACGCGCTTGCCGCATCAAGCTTTTCTGGGACAGCCGCGCTGCTCGACTGGCACAACGCTATTCGCACCAAGGTCAAGGCGTTCGCGGATGCCAACGGCCTCGGCTCGGCCTTCGACAACATGGCTTACTCGCCGCAGTCGGGTCAAGGCGGCTCGGCGTGGCTCAACTGCATGGTCATCGACCGCACGATGCAGATTCTGCGGACTGGTGGCACCAAGCGTCGCCGCGCGGAAGGCACGCTGCGGATCATGGTCAACGGATTCTTGGGCCAAGGGCTTGATCCGAACTTGGCCGTCGCTGACTTGTTGGCGACGGAGTTCCGCGCGGTTAGCGTTTCCAAGGTGAGGTACGGCGTGCCGCAGATCCAGACCATCGGTCGCGTGAACCAGTGGTGGGTGACGCAGTTCGACGTACCGTTCCGAGTGGATGAGGTCAGCTAGCACATGGCAAACAGCAACTCTGTCGCGTTGAGGTTGGCGGTCGAGAGCACTTACGGCACGTCGCCGGGAGGCACGTTCGAGGAGGTGCGCTTCACGAGCGAATCGCTCGCCAAGACCACGGGCACCACGACTTCGGCAGAGATCCGCAGCGACCGCCAGATCACCGATGTCGTGCGCGTCAGCGACGGCGTGGACGGCGCGATTGAGGGCGAGTTGAGCTACAGCGGCGCGGGCACCTTGAGCAGCGCCCAAGATGAGCTGATGGAGGCGGCGCTGATGTCGGCGTCGTTCAGCGCTGTGCAGACCAACACGGGCAGCTGGACGATTTCTGGAGCGAACATCAACGGCACTGGCGTCGGAACGTCATTGGTGGCTGGAGATTGGGTGCGCGTGAAGAACGGCGCGACCTTGATCGGCTACTTCTTCGTGACGGTGGCGTCAGCTAACTCGATCACCGTGACTCCGACGCCCTCTGGAGCTGCTGCCACAGAAGTCGAGCGCGGAGCCGCCATCAAGAACGGCACGACCGAGCGCAGCTTCACCATCGAGCGCCAGCACACGGATGTCGCCTCGACGTTCGAGCTCTACACGGGCGTCAAGGTCAACTCGATGACGGTCAACGTCGCGGCGGGTTCGATCTCGCGCTACACGTTTGCGTTGCTCGGGCAGGATGAGGTGAGCGCTGCGGCGAGTGCTGCAAGCTCCACAACTGACCACGCCACGAACCCGATTATGAACGGCGTGGACAACGTGTACGCCGTGCGCGAGAACCACGCCTCGCTCGGCACCATTGTCCGCAGCTTCTCGCTGACGGTCGCCAACAACCACTTCGCTCGTCAGGCCGTCGGCTCGCTTGGCCCCGTGTCGATGGGCAGCGGCTCGTGCGTCGTGACCGGCACGCTGTCGGTCTACTTCGAGAACAACACGCTGCTCGACAAGTTCCGCAACTGGACCACGACGAACCTGTCGTTCATCCTTCAGGACAGCGCGGGCAACGCCTACTGCTTCCACATCCCCGAGTGCAAGCTCACGCTCGGTCGCGCTGCGACTCCTGGCCTCAATCAAGACATCACCGCCGAGCTGTCGTTCCAAGGCTACCGCGACACGACGTACGGCCACACGCTGCGCATCACGCGCTGGGACGCCTGATGGTCAAGCTCTCGCAGCTTCGGGTTGATCCCAAGGCCGAGGCCGAGGGCGTTTGGCTGGAATACGTCGCGGGCTTTCGCGTGCGTATTGCCAGCACGGCGACGCGCAAGTTCCGCGAGGCGATGGAGGCGGCGATGCTGCCCTACCGCGACCTGATCCGTGCCGACCAAGGCAAGGAGAAGTCAGAGCGCAAGTTCACCGACGAGATGCGCACCAGCCTTCTGCGCGAGGTCGTGGCCGAGCACGTGCTCGTTGGCTGGGAAGGGCTGGAGGATGACGCGGGCGAGCAGGTGCCCTACTCGAAGGCTGCGGCGCTCGCGCTGCTGACCGATCCGGGAATGCACCGGCTGCTCGCGTGGATCGAAGCTGCTGCTGCGAACGAGGACGTGTACCGCGCCGAGCGTCTGGAGCGTGACCGGGGAAACTCATAGCCGCGCTGCGGTGGCAGCTGCACTACGGCGCGGACGCTGAACAGCACAAGCGGAAGAACACCAAGGCATGGCACGAGCGCACCGAGCCGCACGCAGATCTCGAATGGATGCTCGTGGCATTCGGCGCTCTCTCCAGCTCGCGCGGCACGAACGGCTTCGGCGGCGTGTCGGGGATTCGGCCAACGGACATCGTGGCGTGGCTGGACCTTCGGGGTATCCTCGATGCCGACAAGCGGCGCGACTTTGCCTTGCTGATCGAGGCGATGGACGCCGAGTTCCTGAGGTTCGCGCAAGCGCAGGTGTCGCATGGTGAGAACAACCGCACTACGGCTCGAGATCGACGCCCGCCAAATGCAGCAGGGCGCGGAGCAAGCCGCTCGCGCACTTGATACCGTCGGCCAGAAGGCCGAGCGAACCGGTCGCCAGATCAACGTCTCGACCGACGCTATCGAGCGCAAGCTCGACGCCATCGTGGACGGCATTGCGGCTCAGAACCGCATGATGGAGGAGAGCGGGCGCAAGACTCAAGCGCAGCTCAAGGAGACCGAGCGCCAGCTCGACTCGACCAAGGGACGGGTCGAGAAGATGGGCCAAGAGGTCACCAAAGCCACCGGCATCATGGGCGCGATGGAGGAGAAGTTCCGCGCACTTGGCAAGGCTGCTGTCGGGATGTTTGCCGCCGACGTGTTTGCCAAGGTCGCTGGCTTCAACAGCGCCATGGACGTGCTCCAGAAGGCGAGCAACGCAGCAGCCGAGGGCATCCGCGCCATCGGCATCGAGGTGCTGGGCCTCGGCGAGATCGTCGAGCAAGAAAACATCATCGGTGGACTGACCGAGCAGCTGGAAAAGCTCCAGCAGCAGCGTGCGTCCGGCTACTTTTCGCTGCGCGTCGGCGGCGAGGCCGTCGAGATTCGGCGTCCCAAGGTTGACGATATCGAGCAGCAGATCCTGATGCTCGAGATGGTGATTCGCGCACAGAAGCGGATCGCCGACATCGAAGCTGGTGTGACTCAAGGCGGCGGCATTCTCGGCAGCGGCGGCGCCATGACTCGGCAAGGTGCCAGCAACCTCCAGCTGGAGATGCTGCGGCAGGAACTCGACGGCGTGCAGACGGTCGAGACCGTGTTGCGCGATCTAGACGCCGCGCTGGAAGGCTTTGCCAAGCAAGCGGAGCAAGCTGCTGTTGCCACCGACAAGCTCACGAAGGGCTTTCAGATTCAGGACACGATGCCCGATCCGGGCAAGTATCGGGCCGACACCTCGGCGATTCGCTTCGCGGGCGGCGTGATGCCTGATCGTCGCGGAACGCTTGCCGAGCAAGCGCAGATCGAGCTGCTGCGACGGATCGCAACGAACACCAGCGACGCGCGGTCACGATTCGCGCTCGGTGGCGTGCCCGAGGAGACGTTCTTCCCGCAGCTGGTGCCGCCGATGGGCGGGATCATCTCGGACGAGGGGCGACCGTTCTACGAGCGCGGGCGCGGCGCACAGGCTGCGACGCCCTCGGCGCTTGAGCAGCGCTACGCCGTCGAGAGCATCGCGCAGGACACTGCCGCGCAGTTCTACGGCGCTCTCAAGACGAGCCTGTTGAGCGGCGACTTCAGCGACTTCGGGCGGCAGGTTACCAACATGATCGGCAGCGCCCTGATTGATGCGCTGATCGCTGCGCCGTTCCAAGAGGCCATGAACGTGCTCGTGCAAGCGCTCCTGAGCGGCATCCGAGGCGGACTTGGCATTCAGGCCGCGCCCGCTGGCGGCGCTCCGCCATCCAGTGGAGAGATGCGAGCAATGACCGTCTCGACCTCGAACGCCCAGTACCGTTCGCAGCGTCAGCAGTTTGACGATGCCTCAAGGCGGCGACCCGTATGACCTTCCACGATATCGAACTCGACCGCGCGTACTCGTACGGCTCGCTCATCACCGAGCAGGGCAACACCGCCGTCATTCAGCTGGCGAGCGGGCAGGAGGAGCGCATCCAGCGCTGGAACGACACGCAGGTCGTTGCCAACCTCGGCTATGCCGTCAAGACCTACGCCGAGCTGCAAGCCCTGCTCAAGTTCAAGCGAGCGCGAGGACATCGTGCTCACAGCTTCCGCTTCTGGAACCCGTTGGACTACAGCACCAACGCGGCAAACACGCCGAACGACACGAGCACCGCGCTCGTCACGGCGACCGATCAGACGCTCGGCCTCGGCGACGGCACGACCACGACGTTCCAGCTGGTGAAGCGCTACGTCAGCGGTTCGCAGACGGTGATCAAGAACATCACCAAGCCGATCTCCGGCAGCGTCAAGATCGCGTGGACGAACGCCGGAGTGGACACGACCAAGACCGAGGGCACACATTTCACCGTGAACTACACCACGGGAGTGGTCACGTTCACTGCCGGCAACATCCCGACGGTTAGCGACACGGTTCGCGGCGGCTGCCAATTCAACGAGGAGATGCGTTTCGAGAGCGACGAGTCGAGCATTAGCATCGAGAGCTTCGAGCGCGGCGACATCGCGGGCGGGCTGCGCATCATCTCGGTGATGTCGCCCGTGCTGGTCAACGATGACTTCGTGTATCGCGGCAGCTCGCGTCCGACCTTCACGGCGGACATGGACCT